TATGATGAAGACTTCATTGCCTGCCTCGAAAGCCTCAGCTTCAAGGACTGTTCCGTTTTCTAGTTTTGCTTGAGCTAGATTTACCTCAGAGCTAGCCTCTACTTGCTCAGTAGTAACTTCTCGCTCTTTAATTTCCTCAGAAAGCTCAATGCCTAGAAGGTTTTTAATCTCTTTTAGCATTTCTGTTGGATTTTTCATATTTATATAACGATTATTAATTAGTATTTTGCATTTTTAGTTATTTCCGTAGATGTTACCTATTCCCTGCGCCCACAAAGAGCCATCACAGCACTTGCTAGAATATGTGTTAGAGTCTTTGCAAAGGCAGCCTCTCTTGCTTCCTTTAGGTGATGTTCTACTAGGGGTTTTGTTGTCGTGTTTAGGCATAGCTTTGAGTTTTTTGAATGAAATATTCTATATCCCACACAGTAGAAGTTCCTCCGTGAGACTGTATATATAATGAAGCACCATTATCTATGAAATTTTGATCTATGTAATACTGAAAAACATTATGAAACACCTGTGTTTCTGAATTGCCCTTTACATATGCTAAGGCAATATCTAAATTTTCAATAATACCGCCACCATTCTGTATTGATAAGTTTAAGTGAGTTTGATTAGCATTAGGAGCTTGTGCTTTCCATTCTATAGTAATTATAAAAACATCATTTAAGTTGTCTCCTTTTATTTTTTGATTAGCACCATTCTCATAATAATCAACAGAAGGATCGCTTGTTATTACGCTATCTTTATTGTTTGGCAATACAGTTAAAGTGTCGGCAGCTAAAGATAATGGACTTACCTCTGTGTACTCTGTATCTATATATCTACCCCATCCTAATCCTGATCCTGCTCCTGACTGAGGATATATCTTTCTCCAATCTCCATTCCACACAGTCCACACTCCTGTAGAAGTAGTAACATAAGCACCCTCCTCTATTTGGTATTGGAGTCTTACTTCTTCGCTATCTACGTCTGCTTGTACTTTATATGAAGTGTTTTTAATCATCTACCTTGTCCTCTGTATAGTTTCTTATAGCTCTTGCTTGATTTTAGTTTGCTCATCTTAGTTTTAGCGTGAACATTAGGTCTGCTAACCTTTGGCTTTTTTCTATAGTTTGATATTTGAATCTTAGCCATCTATTTCTTTTAGCTTATTGATTGCCCATTCTACTCCGCTAGTGCCACCCCACGCATCCCACATAAGACCTCCGCATCCTTCTGAATAAGGAACGTCTTTGTTTTGCTGATGTCTCTTAAAAGATGCCATTCTAGCAATCGTGTCTCTTGAGATCGGCTCTTTGTTAGCTAATTGGTTTGCTCTTTGCTTTCCAGTAGCCTCTCCACAATCTCCCCATCCATTCTTTTCTGCCCATTCTAAGGCTTTCTTAGCGTTGTTTGAAGCTGATTCAGGATAATCTGTATATGATTCGAGTTCTTCTCTTAAAATGGCTTTAATTTGCTCTATAAGGCTATTTGCTTCTAGCTCTTCTTTGCTCATCCCTACATTATCTTGAGGTCTTTCCATTTTGTCTGCAAAGTAACCCTCAATAGAGAAGCCTTTTACTTTTCCTGTTTTAACATAGTTCTCCCACACATCAGAGTTATTAACTTTGACAGTACCCATCCAAGTGCCAATAGGAACATTCATTCCATATTTTCTGCTCTTATCGTGTACCTCATCTTCTACTATCCAAGACTCTACTAAGCTAAGTCCTGATAATTCATATTGATGCTCTAGCGTTGAGTTATTCTGATTGCCTTTCATTAAATACATTTGAGAGGCTTTTAAGACAGTATCTTTTGAAAAGTATATGTAATATTCATCTTCTCCTGATCTTCTATATATAGGCTTGTTAGGTATCAATAAAGCACCCATAAGGATTCTTTTCTCACTTGATACTTCCGCTAGTTTTATCTCTTCTGCTTTTAAAGCTATGAAGTCCTCTTCTATTGCAGGATTCTCTACTACTGAAATGGCTTCGATTCCTGCCATCTCTTGATCCTCGTCTAAGATAAGCTCTACTATTCTCATAATTATATAACGTTTATATCTTAATGTTTTGCATTTTAAATACTAGCACCTTCTACTATGTTTCTATCCATACCCTGAGCTGTTGTAACATCATTAGCTACTACATAGGCTCTCTGTGGTCTAGCTTGTGCGCCTGCTATCCCCTCTGCAAGCTGATTCATACCTGATGCTCCCACTACATTAAAGGCAGGTGCTTGTGGTGCTGATGCTGTAGGTGCAGATATAGTACTCATACTAGGAATATTGACACCACCGCCTGCCGCTCCAACACTGCTTTTTGCTTTACCTATAGCAGATGCAATGCTTGCGCCAATACTATAAGCTTGTGCTGCATAAGCTATTAACAATGGAATGTTTTGAGGGAAACCAGCTTTTAATGTCTGAGCAAATCCTGTTGCTGTAGATACACCTGCTTCTGCTGAACTCGATGCTATATTACTTAAAGTTTTTTTAGCATTTATTATCATTTCTTGAGCAGATAGCACTTGTTTAGCTATTAATGCCGCCCTGCCTACTCTGCTTTCAGTACCTGCTATTGCAATAATATTGTTAAGTGAGTTTTGTCGTGCTGCATCTAGTTGAGCTTGTGCATCTATTTGATCTAAGAGCATTTGTGCGTTTTGATCGTGTGCTGCTTTATTAAATATGCTTATTTGTTGAGTTTTTATTCCTTCAGTTTTTACCTCTTCATCTGCTGTAGTTTTAATAGCATTTACTGTATTTACCTTTTCTCTAACTACAGTTTGTTCAGACTCCTCTCTTAATCTTTTTTGCTCAGCTAATTGCAATGCAAGTAACTCTGTTTCTTTTTTATATATTTCATCTTTCTCAGCATTACCTCTTTCTAGCATTGAAAGTTCTTCTTGTAATAATTTTTCTCTAAGCTTGAACAGTTCTCTCTCTGAATCTCCTCTTGCTTGAGCTAATGCTATTTCTCTTTGTAGTTCTCTTATAGTCTTTGAACTAGTTTCTGCTATTTTCTTTTGTGCCTCTTCCGCCTCACTAGGCAATATGCCTAAAAATTGCAATACAGGCTTAGCAGCATCATAAAGTGAATTAAAACTATCTTGAATTAACTCTATAGCTTTACCAACAAAAGGCACGTTTTGCCCAAACCTTTTTACTGCAGCGTTAATTTCATCCCAATAAGCAACTATACTTCCTATTGCGACTACAAAAGCACCTATACCTGTAGCTATTAATGCCTTTTTTGTTGTTATGCCAAATAACTTAGATGCTCCCCCTGATTTAGCAATAGCTATTCTAAGCTGACCAAATCCCTCTGATACATCTTTAATACCTAACCCTACAGCAATAGCAGAGGCAGCCTTTTCTTCAAATTCACCAAATGCCTCCGATTCTATACCTAGTGTACCCAACGTGCCGACAACAGCAGAGAGTGATCCTCCAAAAACTTTAGCAGCTCCATCTGCTGCCATTATTTTGTCCTCTAGATCAAAACCCTCTATCTCATTGTTGATTTTTTCAATTTCTTTGCTTAGTATTTGAGATTTAGCAGCAGCCTCTTTAAAAGCATCACTATTCCTGTCTAAGTCTTTTAACTCTTCATTAACATCTTGTAACATATCTTCTAACTCCCCTAAGGATCTAGAATCTACATCAATTTCTATTTGATACTTTTGTGCCATTTATATTCCTTTTTAACTTGTCTGTATACCATTTTAAAACCATCAGGCAAAAGATACTTTCCTTGTGCTATTCTGATATTCTCTGTCTCTCCATTAACGTGCCGTAGCAGTTCTAATATATTTTCTAACATATTATGAATCTATAAAATCTAATCTTACTCCTGATAGTAGAGTAACACTACCTCTAGGATAAATCAAGAATTGTCCTGTCAAATCACCACCTCCTACTAAGCCATTATTTGTTACTAAGGTATGTACCATAACATCTCCTGTGTCGTTTACTGTTGGAGATAATGATGCAACGAGTGTGCTATTTTGATAGCTTACATAGTATGCTCCATTAGCTGTTACCTCAATATCATAAGAAGTGTTCTCATTAACTTGAATAGCTCTAGGAGTAGTAACTGTTATCCAAGTTGATCCGCTTGATAATTTATATCTAATCTGACTTACTGATGTGGCAGCATCAGCTATAGGACTACCTGTGTAAGCTACAGTAGCTGACTTATCGCTAGACTGAATAGTGCCACTTATAATTACTGTAAGTGTTGTGCTAGTATATGAGCTTGCCGTTGCTGACACCCCTGTACCTGATGGACTAACTGTAGGGCTTGTTATGTTTCCTAAGCCTGTCCACTCAAATCCTGAATCTGCTGTGTATGTCAAAGTGTATCTGTAAGCATCTCCTACCTCACCTCTAGGATATAAAGTAGATACATTGTAATCTGTATCTGTCTTAGAAGCAGGATAAGAAGCTGATGTATCAGGAGTAACTGTTAATGAGCTATTCTCTACATCACTAGCAGTAGGTAGTGTTATAGTTGTAGTATAAGATGTTACATTGTAAGCTGTAATGTGGAAGCTATAGGTGTGGTCTCCATCATTTGTATCACTAGGGAAGTTGCCTGATAGCGTAATCTTCATCACATCTCCTGTTAGTGTAGCACCAATAGTGTACTGGCTTGTAACATTTGTTGCTCCCTCGTATAACTGCAAGCTAGTAATCTGAGAAGTAGATACCCACTCTCCTTCATTGTTAGTGAATAGTAATTCTAATTGAGGACTAATAGGATCACCACACTCTCCTGTGCCATAGGTCAAAGTACCATTTGCTAGTGTAGCATTGATTCCTGATATTTGATGGTTTTGGAAGTATAACGTACCTCCATCACAGGTAACCGCAGAGGCTGTTGTAAAGGTCTGTGTAGCTCCATAGGATGTTCCTACTGTGTTTATAGCATACGCTCTATAGGAATATAGCTGAGATGAGCTAAGAGAGCTTATAATCGTGCTATACGCTCCTGATGACGTGCCTGATACTGTTACTTTTGTGTTTGCTGTAGTAGGTGTTCCTGATCCTGCTAAGTAAACAAAGCCTTTCTCTGTGTAATTAGGATTACCTACGTCTGTGATGTCTCCGTTTAATGTAGCTCCTCCTGTTCCCACTCCTGTAGCTGCATTAGTTGTTACTGATGGAGCATAAGTGCTAGCAGCAGTAGTAAAAGTAAACTTAGAGCCTGTAGCTGTTCCTTGAGTGTTAGTAGCAAAAGCCACAATAGAGTAAGAAGTAGCTGAGCTAAGTCCTGTAACGTTTGTTTGATATGATCCTGATGATGTTCCTGATACATTCACCACGTTATCACTAGCAGTAGGTGTGCCTGTACCTTGCACCCAATAGAATCCCTTTACTGTATAGTTAGGATTACCCACACTTGATACATATCCTAAGAAGTTAGCAGAGGTCTGAGTAACTGAAGATGTGCCTGATGTTTGAACTACTGGCAAACTAAGAGCTGCTGATGTAGTAAAAGTTATAGCAGCACCTGTGGAAGTGCCTATAGAGTTAGTAGCAAAGGCTATGTAGGTGTAAGTAGTGCCTGCTGATAGTGAGCTATTAGTGTATGAGTAAGAATTAGTATCTGTTCCTGCTACTACTTGCTTATTATCAGAAGCTGTTGGAGTGCCTGTGCCTACTTTCCAGTAAAATCCTCTCTCTGTATATGCAGGATTGCCCTCATCTGTTACTTGCCCATTAAATACTGCTGAGGTTTGTGTAACTGATGTTTGACTAGTCGTAGCTACTGCTGCTACTGATTGCTCAGGAGGAGGAGGAAAGGTGATTATATTAAGCAGCTCTAAGTCGCTCTCTCCTGTTTCTAAGTTAGTTTGTATGCTATTTATTCTGTATTTTCTATCTAAGACTTGCACCTCATCTGCTAGGCTGTAATTAAGCAAGAATTTAAGAGGCAAATATGCTTTATATTTAGTGAGTCTTAGCTTGTTGTTATACACTTCTGAAATATAGCTGCTATAATACTGCTGAAATAACGTTCCTGAAAAGCTAGTATCTGCTGTGTACTCATTTACCTCTAGATTATAGTTAATGTTTCTAGTGCTTGTAAGTGAATTTAAAGAAACGCTATTAGATGGAATGAAATAGGCTGATATATCTGAGTAGGTGCTTGTCGAATCTTCTAAGAATCGTATCGTAGTACCTGAATTTAAAATAGGATAAAACAACAAAGGCTTTCCATAGTAAGGATCATTGTTATCATCTACAAACCAGCCCACTTGCACAAAGGTAGCTGACGAAGTAGCACCATCAATTAGCCTCTCATATTTAACGTGTTCAAAAGGAGCTTTCACAGAGTACACATCCCCTCCTGCATCATAGTTATCTCCCCCTCTATATTCTGTAGTACCCCATCCTTGATTATTATCTTGCTCGTGTCTTAGTGCTAGTTTAGTTCCTAATCCCTCATAGCTAAAATCTACCTCTTTAAAAGGCAAGGCTATATCTACTGATCCTTGAGTGTTATCTACATACTCTGTAATATCCCAAGTCGTAGTAGAATCTGAATAGTACTCATCTAAAGTTTTTACTGCAATAGTCTCCCCATCATAGTAAGCTGTCAAATTAAACATCTTAAAAAGTCCTGTAAGGAAGTCTATTACTTTTATCTTAGGAATCTGCTCTGTTATAATGAAGTTTCTTGTAGTGGTTATTGATGAAGAACCGCTAGTAGAATAAGTATTACTTTGTGAGATGTAAGGATCTGTAATTTCTACTGTAACAGAGGTAACTGTCATAGCTGTGTCTGTCTGAATGTAAACAGAGTAGCCTGATGAGCTGTTAGTCAAATATCCTGTTAAAACATTATTGCCACTAGTAACACTTTGCTGAGCAAATACTTGTCCATCCTTTTTAATGATAACTGTGTAAGGATTAGATGTAGAACTATTAACTGTAAGAGTGTAAGGAAGCGACTGAGAACCTACTAATCCAAATATAAAAAAGCTAGATTGTAGAAATAGCACCTTACTCATAGAAGATGTATCTACTGTAAAGTTATCTATTAGCTCTGTTATTGGTTCATCCTCCTCAAAGGCATCTCCTTTCTTTCTATGTAGCCACATATACAAATCATAGTAGCTGTCATTTGTGCTATCAAAGAAGTCATCTGAGAATCTTATGTTATATGTCTCTTCTATTGCTTTTACTATAAGATGTACTGCTATGGCATATTTTAGCTCTCCGTAATAAACTCCGTGCATAGTTGGAGAGGTAGTGCCATTAGGATATAAGTTGCCTGAGTTCTCATCAGGATAAGCTATATTAGAGTAGGCTGTGTTATAAAATAATCTTGTAGTATGTGTAATCAAAGGTGCTACTAGAGCATCTGTGTATGTAACAGAATCTACAGTTTTGTCTATTCCTGCTGTAAGAGCTGTTTTTACTGTCGCTGCATTGTAAGTAGCATTGAAGTTGTTTAGCCAGTCTAAAGAGCTTAATGTATCTTCTCCTACTAAGTCTTTAAGATTGACTGTATTGCCAAAGAAAGTAATTCTATAGGTATGTGGCTCACCCTCTTTTAAATCTACTCCTTCTAGCTTTATTTTTCCTTTTCTAAATTCTTTGTTGTTTAGATCGATTCTTGCTGATACTTTCTTTCTAGCATCGTAGCCATCATCTATGTGGTAGTTATAATAGTGCTGAAATATCTTGTTATTAGTTCTTGAGGCAGGCAAATTAAAGGTCTTACTAAAATCAGTAAATACCTTAGCTATATCTTTTACATTCTGTATGGTCTGAGTTATGCTTACTGACTCATCTTTAAAAAGATCTACTCTTTGTCCATCTATGTATAGCTGTATTGTCTGCATTATCTGAGGTCATTTGCAAGATTAAAAGCCATCTGAGCTGTTATAGTGTAATCTACTAGCTTATCATTGACGCTAGTTTTATAAGTTAGCTGATTGCTTGTAATTGTAATAGGCGTTACATTAGACTCATAATTCATCCACACTTGCTGAGACATTAATAGCTGCTCTAATACTGGATTCATTCCCTGATCCATATAGCCTGTATTCATAGTGATTGACTGAGTGCCTATGGTTCTGAGAGTTCTTACTGAGTGCTTGTTAGTAGAGTAGCTCCCTGTGCTATCAACTAAAGACCGCTTGTAAGTCTCTGAACTAGTACTAACACTTTCTATAGATTTTTTAAAGAAGTACATATCTTGCAATGCTCCAAACTTGTTTACAAAGGTCACTAAGATAGGTGTGTATCTAGCCTCGCAAACTCTCTTTATAGTTACTGACTGTCCTCCTGCTGATGCTGTAGTATCTGATGATCCAAAAGAGTAATAGTTTATAGCTCCTGAGCTTTCTTCAGGTATTCTTCCTGCTTGTCCTTCTAGCCAGTACATTGTTGTGTTACTTTGCAGCAGACTTGCTGATGTTATAGTAGGATTAGCACCATCTAAAAACTCTCCATAGCCATCAAATCCCTTATGTGAGAAGCTAACTGTAGAACCTACCTGTGCATCACTAGAATCGTAGAACTTTATATCTCCTGTAACGGTTAGCACTTGAGAGGTGTATGTTCCATCAAATGTTATGTCTAAGTAATCTCTTGCTAGCTCGCTGATTTCAAATAATGCTCCCTCAGCAGAATCTACATCTTTTGAGAGTGTATATCTTAATGTGCCATCTATGAAAAGCTCCATAGTAGCTGTTGCTGAACCTGCTTGAGTGTTGTATTCGTAGTAAGGTGATCTGAGTAATATATTTGCCATTATGTCGTAAAATCTAATAAGTCATCTAAATCTAAATTGAATTTATCTATAAGGTCAGCAGGAAGTCTCTCAAAGGCTTTCTCAAAAGGCTTAGTAAAAAACAAAGAAGGCTTAATGCCTTTCTCCTTAATAGATCTTGCTAGAATAAATCCTATGCTTTTGTATGTTCCCTTAGTATATCTTCCTTTCTCATCTCTTAATCTGATATTCTTAGCTTTTGCCCACTTAGCTAAAGGCTCAGAAGGAGGCTGTTTATTAGTAAAAGAAAATATCGTGTTATACTTCTTCTTTGTACCTGATACCCCCTTATCTACATAAGCTCCATAAGGCAGCATATAGAACTCTAAAGAAAAGCTATTAGCTGATACGTTTAAATCATATCCTAGAGAGCCGTATAAGTCGCTAGAAACATTTTTCTTTTGCTTAGACAGATTAGTCCTAGCTTGCTGTATCACATACTTAGCAAACTTGTTTAGCTCATCTTTGGTATTCTTTAGCTGCATTAGCAAACAGATTGGTCATTGTTAATCATTATATCAAATGTAGCTGCCCATCCTGCTAATAGGTTTTCAAATCTATCTGTAAAAGGCTCAAATGATACATCTCCTATAATCTGATAACCCTCTCTGTAAAGGTCTCCTATTCTTATCTTTTGCAGTAGTTTATTAAGTACCTTGAATTGAGCATTAAGCACATCTTGCTCATTCGTATTACCTCTAAACCAGTTTGTAGTTGGCTTCTTCTCTACATTAACTAAGTCCATAGCTAAGATGCTAACATTAAAAGTAAGTGTCTGCTCTGAGGATGTAATAGAGTTTACTATAAGGTGTCCTAAAGGAAAGATAGTCTGTTTGTTTAGATCTACATCAGAGATGTCTCCATAAGTAACTGTGTTGATGTATTCATCTGCTATAAGTAAATCCTCTATAAGGTTTGTTATTAAATAAAAGCCTCTTGCTGCTTGATAACTCATTTGAACTTGCTTTTTATTTGTTTAGATTCTAATTCTGATTTTTCTTTTATGAATGACAATGCTAATAGTGCTTTATGTACGTTTAGTTGAGTGATATCTTCATATCTTGTAACATCTCCTTGAGCGAGCGTGTAAATAGATTGATACCATCCCCACTTCCTGCTAAATTGAGATACTGCTGTAAAGCTGTCTCCTCCTTGTGTTCCAAATAGTTCAGAATAGTCGTTGATAAGTCTATCCCTAAATGATAAAAAAAAAGCACAGCACCTAGAGCAGCATCTAATGGCATATCTTTCATTACCCCAGTATCACTAGCATTATACTCCTCAATAGAATATCTTTCTCCGTATTTAGTCTTAATAGGTCTGTATAGAACTCCCATAGCTTTGTCCATCATCTCCCAGTCCGACAAATAGTTATCAAGATCTACATACTCCCCAAAAGATATATCTTCTAAGTTCGGCACAAACCCATACTCCACTCCATTTAAAAAGAATCTACGTCTAAGTGCAGGCTTTTCATTAAACATATCTGATAAGATACTACAGATGCCATTCACATCTGATAGCTTTAGGTTCATCACCTTTGACAAATTAACATTGCAAAAGATCTCTATCATCTTGGAGGATAGGAATCTCTCATCTTCTGACTCCTTCTGTATCTTTAAGAATTTCTGATACTGTCCTAGAGTAATCTCAGAAAGTTTATCAGGTACTGTAATATCTATCTTCATATCTATATAACGTATAAATCAAGTTTTTTTTAAAAATAAAAAAAAAGAGCAACATTTCTGCTGCTCTCTTCCCCAATTAAACAAAAACAAAAATCAACCTATTCCCATCAAGCTATCTGCAAATTTACAAAGCAGTAGAAAGATGAAGGTCAAAATGAAAAAAGGTGTGGTTAAAAAAATGTAATCTTTCATAATACTTTAATTTATAATAAACTTGCTTCAAAGCAGGCATCGCTGCACCAGTAATCGCTATAATCGCTTATAGGTCTGCCACATTCGCAGCATTCTCTCTCGTAAACATCAGGAGGTGTTAGCTCTCTGTCAGGTGTCCAATCGTAGTTTTTCATAATACTTGTTTTTAATGTTATAGCTAATTTATAACTATTTTTTTAATTAACAAATAAAAATAACTTTTTTTTTAGCTTACTGCATATTTTCCATAGTTAGGTCTAGAGAGGATGTTATATGTAGCATATCTTAAACTATCAATAGTGTGGTCATTACCTTGCTGAGGCTTATTAAGCAGCTTTCCTGTACGATCTTCTTGCCACTTATAGTTACGCATCTCTCTTATTAGATTGTCGCTCTGAGGGTCTATAACTAGCTTGTATCTCTTTAGTAAGTCGATTCCTGCTCTAATACTATCTTGCCCTTTTATTGTGGGTCTTACCATATTGCCCATTCTTCTGAGTTCCTCTATCAATCTAGGCTCTGCTGAATCTATGTAAACATATTCCTCTAGGTTTTGCTCTTGTAGGAATCTATGAATGTCTGTTGTGGTCATCATTGTTCTATAGAGCAGCTCCTTGCAGTAGAGTGTGTAGTCTTTTTGATATACCTCAACTAAGCTGCTAGGATCAACAGAATATCCTATATCCATACCATATCCTACTAGCTGTGCATCCTCAGGTCTCTTGCCTTCTGTAAAAGTAAATATAGTAGCTTTGCTTATCCCTCTAAGTCCTAGTCCATATATCTGCCAGTACTGCTCATCTGTTTCTTTTAGCCTTTCTATTTCCTCTACTAAGCTAGGATCTAAGAAAGGATTATCTGTGTAGTTAGTTATGTAGAAGTCGCAGTCATCTCTAGTTAGTATCTTGTCGTATATGAAGTGAAATTCATCTGATGGGTTAAAGTCAATTATTATCCTACCCTCTGTTCTAAATACCAACTGATTCCATTGCTCGTATGTTAGCTCGTTTGCTTCATTACAGAATAGCAAATCCCTTTTTCTACCTCTTACTTTCTGTGGAAAATCTAAAGAGATAAATTCTACTAGGTTTCCAAAGAGTTTATATTCTGAGTTTGTTTTGTTATGATATTGCTCTGAGTATATCTGATGCTTCTTTAGGATTTCTAAGAAGTCTCTCATTACTGTGGCTCTAAGAGCAGGAAAAGTGTTTCTACAGATTGTTATAGTCTTGTCTGTGTTCTTGTCGCAATAGTCAAAGATAATCCAAAGCAAGATGTTATAGGTCTTGCCTGATCTTGTCCCTCCCTGATGTGCTACTATCTTTTTATCAGATTTTTGCAGAGAGTGAAAGACCTTATTCGTCCTTATCTTCAAATTTATTGACAATTTCTATTTCTATTTTATGTGGTGATCCATCAGCTCCTGTTATCTCTTGCCTTTCTACATAGCCTCTATACTTTCCTTTTGTTCTTAAGTAAAAGAGTATCTCATTTGTTTTGCCACTTTTTATGTTCTCTAATAGCTTGCTTTCTGCTAAGTCTATTAATCCCTCTTGTATTTCTTCTACTGCTTGTGCAAAGTCCTCATCACCATCTTTCCAGTTATAGAATGTTTTTCTAGCTATGCCTGCTGCTTTGCAAGAGTCCTGCACATTGCCTAAGTTATTGGCAAATACTTCTAAAAACTTCTCTTTATCTCTCATTTGTGTGTAATTTGTATAAATTAATGCTCGCCCACATAGCTCATATCTAAGTCTGAATGGTTTAATCTATCTTATTCTATTATGGCTTCTTCAAACATATCTCTGACTTGATTTGCTAACTGGTCTATATCTTCAGGTAGTAAGTAGTCTAGCTTGCTTTTAATGTAGTTAATCTTTAGCTCTCTAGGGCTTTGGTCATCCTCATCTATGGTAATAGCATCTAGCCACTTGTCTAAGTTCTTGTTGTATCTTCTGTATATTTCAAAACTCTTTACTGAGTGTAGTATCGTAGCGTGGTTTAGTGGTTTGCCTCCTACTTTAATATGCCTCTTAATGCTACAGTTTCTTTGCTCGTAGTACTTACTAAGAACATAGAATAGTAATGATCTTGCTTCTATGTATTCTCTTTTTCTTGTTTTCTTTAGGATATCGAATCCTGCTAACTTGCTAATCTGCTTAGCTACTTTTACTTCAGTGGTCATATTATTTATTTTTAACAAAAGTACCATTTTTCATTTCGCCAGTTCTATTAGAAATTTCATCATAAGCAGACTGTATACAAGTTTCAATGTCTGTACCGACAAGTTTAGCGAAATTAGTAAGTACAACAACACTATCACCAATAGCATCAATAATACCTTTTCTATCATTTTTAAGTAATGCTTGGGCAAGTTCTCCTGTTTCTTCATATAGTTTAATTAATTGTGTTTTAGGATCCCCTTTATCATATATACCTCTTTCATTTGCCCACGATCTTATATCATCAAAAATATTATTTTTTTTGTTAGCTGAATAATAATTAAATAATGACTGATTATATATAAATCTTTCTTCAGAGTATTGAGATTTATGATTATTACTCTTTATCCACCTTAACATATCTTCATTTAAATATATTCTTGTTTCATTTACATCTATATATTTTGGAAAATTATAAGTATGTATGTTCTCTTTATTGCTATTTATAAATGTAGTAGTGTGTGATGTTTTGTATATTTTACTTTGCATACTTCTAGCTTTAAAATAAGGATTTATATCTATTTTATAATTATATTTTTTTTGTAACTCTATTTCTTTTTCTGATGCTTTTTTAATACTTGGTGTTTTATATAATACTATATATTTTTTATATCCCTGTTGTTTTTCTACTCTGTTTTTTAAATCATTAGTACATCCTATTTTTTTTATTTCTGGAATATGATATATATAATACATTTAATTTTTATTTAAAAATTTGTTGTATATATGTAAGTTGTGAGCAAAATGATAATATGTTCCTATTTCAATGTTTATTTCTTTACAAACTAATTCTTGCAATTTGCTAAAACAATATTGATCATTACAGAATCCATACCATAAATCATTAGAACGCATTAAAACACTCATATTTAATTTATTATTTAATATAGTAAATTGAATAGCATAAGTACAAGGAGTATCATATTTATAAGTGTTTATTTCTTTGCCATCATATATAGATATAGCTGCTTGCCTACTATTTTTGTCCGATTTTAAAATATCTATGACCTTAGACAATTGATTGTTTCTTTGCCACTGCCAGCCATAATTTGACCTAACATTTCCATTTTTGTCCATCATATTATTCCATATAGGAGCAAAAGAAGCTATATTTTTAGCATTAGGATCACCACTTAAATACCATTGCCATTCTCTTTTAGCATATTTAATAGAAAAATTTCTCCACTCTGTTTTAATGTTATTGTCTAATGGATTTAATATTTCAAAACTTTGATTAAACAATGCTTTTGTGTTATTAAAATTGACACCATACTTAGATATATATGAATAATAAAACTCAAAAGCTTCTTGTGCATTATTATAAATCATCTTTATTATAGTTATTTAATGCAGCTAAATATGCTACCGCGTCTAACAAATTATCTTCTTTATGATTAAATGATTCTCTTGACAATTTTAAAGCAACTAAACACATATACATATCTTTAGCTGTAATATCTTTACCCGTAGCTCCAGATGCTATCATAGCAGCTCTTTTCATTCCTTCAGAAAAAGGTCCATACATTCTTTCTTTTTCTTCTGATCTTTCGTTTACTATTTTATTTGCTTCTTCTAGTATGTTCATAATATTCCCTCTAAGTAATATTGATCTAAATCTGTAGCTTGTAAAAAATACGTATCATATATTTCTATTGCTTTAATAGTTTTTTCTTTTCCATCTAAGTAAAATTCTTCTGAGCAATGGAAAATTCCAACATCTAAACTTCCTTTATCCATAGCAATAAAAGTGAAGTCTTTGTAATCTATTCCATATAATTCACAATATAAATAACACTGAACAGAGTATCCATATTTTTTAGCACTATAAGGAAAAGCTTTTATATCGCTTGTAGACTTTAAATCAATGATTTTATTATTACCTAATACATCTGCTTTAGCTCTAAAAGGCATCCCCATCACCTCTCCTATCATTGGTATCTCAAACTCTGCATCTTGTATTAGCTTTAGTGCCTTCTCGTTTCTTAGAAAGGCATCAGCTAGTCTCTCAGCATCTTGCTTTTCCTTTCTAGTAAACACCTTACCGTGTTCCTCTTTCGCTAACTTGTAAGCCTTAGAGTTCTTGCTGTCCACATCTACAAATATCTGAGAGGCAAACACATCAGGCTCTAGTATAGCTGTGTGAAATAACCAGCCATCTCTTAGTGCTTGACTTTCAGGATTACCGTACTTAGTAACATTGTAATACGTCTTAGGACTTGTAAGCAATAGTTTTAAAGAAGAACTACTAAGAGCTGCTTTTGATAAGTAACCGTAGTAGAACTCATCTGAGTGCATCTGCTCTATAAGCTCCTTTTTGTTATGCTGTGTTCCATCTAGTAATGTTATCATCTTACTCTTTATTATTTAATGCTACTGCTATTCCCATAACAAATCCAAAAATGCCAAAGGCTAGCATATATATTACACATCCCATTAGTTCTGTAGTTTTTCTTCACATCTTCTAGCTCTTTCAATAGCTCTAATCTTATCAGCTCGATATGTGGAGATAATCTCTAATAGGTCATCTCTTTCTCTCTTTAGCTTGAGATTGTAGAAAGCTATCTCATTCATAGCCTCCATCATAGAATTTAAGTCAGGGTTCTTTTTAATCTTAGACCACTTTAAAAGCATAGAGGACACTAAGTTGAAGTTATTCATATACTTAATATCCTCAAGAGTTTCTAATTTTAGATAAGTAGTTTCCTTATCAGTTCTTGATTGTATCATAATGTTGTATTTTTTAACAAATATAAATAAGTTTTCTTTAAAAAAAAATTATTTTTTTCTAAATATGGTATAGCATACTGCTAACCTCTGCTGCTCATCAGGATACTCAGCTCTCATAGTAGAGTTGCTCATACATCTTTGTATGTAGTCTTTCTGCTGCTCTTCTGCTTTAGGCTTTGGAATTGGCATACTTTTCGTTTTTAAGTTTAGTTATCATCTTTTGACAGTAGCAAGCAAAGTCTAAGGCTTCTTCCTTAGCGTGTTGCAGCCACTCTTCTAAAGGCTCATTGCTGTCATAGAGTGTAGTGCCGTATTTTTGCACTCCTCTTCTGCTTCTCTGATCTAGCTCAAACTTTACTGCTTCTACTATAGGGTCTTTCTCTATCATAAAAGCATCAGTAGTGTCTGTTATATAGCCTCCTGCTTCTAACATCTCAAAATACTTAGTAACTGTATCACTCATTGTTTAGGTTCATTATAGTTGCTTGACTCTCTTCTAACAAATATACTTCTTTTGTTGTTCTGCTCTTAGTCCATAATGTAGTATCAGGGCAGTACATTTCTACTGGCTCAGGCATAGCTATCTCATTAAGCCAAAAGAGATAATTAGCTTTAGGATCATTAACAAAGTATAGCTTAACCATATCAGCAGGCATATCCATTAGCTGATCGTATTTGTATTTCTCTAGCATCTTAGTGTCATAGTATGTAGTTCTAAACTTCATCTCTATTACACACTCGTTTCCTTTAGGAGTTGCACCCACAGCATCGTAATGCTCATAGCCACCTCCACACCATTGCAGATCCCATCCATCAAAATTAAGAACTGCTATTACTGCTTTCTCCCACTTGTGTACATCAGATAGCCTCATAGTACATATTCAGGTCAGCTATCCATCTTTTTACAGTCTTAGGATTACAAGTACAAGGCTTGTAGTACTGGTGATTAAAGTATTTAGCGTGCAGCTCACAGATTAACTCAAACTCTGCATTAGTGATGCTATTTCTCTTTTTTTCTCTGAACTTTTCCCACTTCGGTAGATCTTGTGCTTCCATATTTTCTATCTATTTTAATCTTATTAAGTGCTTGCTTTCTATCTTCACATCCACAGTCCTCTACGCCTACAGCTTCTGTAACTGTTTTAACTAGCCACTTGATTCCTGTGTACTTGAATATTGTTTCTAATAAATCTCCTAGTCTCATAATAATTTATTTTTTAATATTTGTTTTACTTTTCTATATGTATTATAAAGTGAAGCATAAGTTATACCAGTATTTCTTGATAATTCTGATATACTTATTTCACCATCTAATAATTCAAATACTTTTCTATCATACCAATATAATTCATTTAACACGCTCATAATTTTTTGATATAAATCATCATAAGAAACATTAACATCCATATTATCCTCTAATTGATTTATATATTCTTGAGGATTATCTATATACATAATTTTTTTTTCTTTTTTCTTTAAATCTAAAAACATAGTTTTTAAAATTTTATATATATAATAATAATTCAATTCATTTTTATAAGTAATATTTAATCCATTATTAGATAATCTATTTAGTCTAATATACATTTCCTGTACTATATCCTCAGCAGTGTCAGGATTGCACCCGAAGGACTTAACAATATCTACCCACGTTTTGTGTTTTCTATATGCTTCTAATAATACTTCCAAATTGTCAAGTGTATTCCAAAAAATAATAACATAACTGTGATCTGATGATAAAACTCATCCTCAGGCACATCCTCTTCATCAGGCTGCAAATTAGGATTATAGTAAAGCACTCCCAAGTTACACCCATAGATAGGTATAAATTGAATGTTTACTGCATAATCAAAAAAGAAAAACTCTATCATATTTTTCCAAGTGTTTTGTGTAACATATTTTCTCCTCTTAACGTAAAGCCTACATTGTTTTGCACAGACCTCATCATAATAGGACTATCTATAGAAGTGGGTCTCCCATTTGTATCTATGTCCTTTATCTTTCTAACGTGCATCATTGAATACATCCAGTCTTGACTATGTTGAGTCATTCTATGAAAAACTAAAAATGAATCACAACGATTAATATGCTTGCCTCCTCCTTCAGCATCTGATCCCCAAGGAGCTACAGGATGCCCTGCATATTCGTGATTAGCAGGATGTAGCTTTCTTAGAGCTTCTGTAGCAGCGTGCATACATAGCATTATGGTTACATTATTTGTTTTACAAAATACTCTAAATGCTGATGATGCTTCATAGTCATAATCGTGCTTAGAAATACCCTTTAGCTCAGTCTTGTCTATCATTAGAGAGTTATAAGGATCTATCATAAATCCCTGATAATCCCACGCTTTTTTGATTTCTTGTGCCAAATTCAGCAGTTTCTTATAACTATATAACGTATTTGGGTCAATAATTTTAAAATGTTTATCTATCCACTTAGCTTTTTCTTCAAATACATCTTGCTCAATTTTATTTATTGGAAGTCCAGTTAAGTATTCAGCTAACTTTCTAATAATAGTGTGAGCTTCATTTTCTGAGCTGTATATCAACCATCTTAAATTATGTTTAACAGAATAGAGTAACATAATAAACAAAAGAGTTGTAGTCTTTCCTACGTTTGCGTGCCCTAAAATAATATTATATTGTCCTAAGGATAATTTAAAATACTCGTCAAAGTCAGGTATTCCAAGAGTATAGGCTTGTCTTACTTCTCCTTTGCGGATCTTATTTAGCTTGTCAATTTGGTCTTGTATGTTTAATATCATAATACTAAGTTATATAAAAAAAAGTTAAACAAAAAAAAAGGAGGCAAAAAGCCTCCCTGTCTTAGAATGGTAAATCTGCTTCCTGACGATCAGGTGAGTGATCCGCAGTAGTTACTTCTCTTTCTTTTTTCCAAGTGTTTATCTCTGCAAAGAGGCTTCCCTTAGAAGATTTCTTGATGTCTATATTTAGCTTGCCATCATTCTGATCTGCTAAGTCTTTGTACTTAATTAGAGTCTCTGCAAATTCTTTAACTCTAAAAGATATTCTCATAGGTAGCCAGTCTTTGTCTGTTTCGTATGCAAACATTCCATCTGCAAAAAGTTTCTTGTTATCCATTGTAAACGTAATTTTCAAATATTCTTGCTGTTTCTATAATCTGCTCTTCATCCCAAGTTCCTGATCCTGAGAATAAATCTGTAGCTCTGTTTAGTGAGCTTTGTCTGATAATGTATTTCTGTACATCATCTTTAGGACTTGCTTGTGCTTGAGGCTGCTCATAAACTAGCTTACCAGTCTGATGCTGCTCATTCTTTTCATAAGAGATAACTTCTCCTACTTTCTTTTTAAACTCTCCTACCGCTAAAAAGCTAAGAGAGTCTCCGTTTGCGAAACTAACCTGATACTTGTTAAATGTTCGCTGTCCATTGTTCCACGTTCCTTTTGGCTCTACGTGAGTAATTTTACTTTGCATAATAATTGTTTTTAGATATTTCTAATTTTGCTTCTAGTTCCTCTATACGATTCTCTAGTGCTTCGATTCTAGCCACATAGAGTCTTAGCAAATCTTCAGTATAGGTCATCAGTTACTAATTTAAAGTTACCTCTTGACTCTAACTCTTCTTTGCAAGCTCTTCTGTAAGCTACAAGTAATTCAGGATTATTTACAGCATCCCAAAGCTGTTCGTTTGTGTAGTATTTAATATTCATAATGTTGTTATTTATTCACAAATATAGATAACTAATTTTAATTGCAAAAAAAAAGAGGCAGAATTTTTTAAACTCTAACCTCTTTCTAACAAGCATTATGATATAACTTGCAGCAAATATAAGCATTTCTAAGTACTTACAATAGTTTTTTTAATTCTTTTTGATAGTATTCTATCATTTCTTCTAGCTCATAGTTTGAGAACTTGATTGTCTCTTTGCTGAGCTGATACATCTCATCTGCTTTTTCTTTTCCCAGTTTCATTGCAAATACATACTGCTGCCCCTGTTGCATAACATTACATCCATAGCATTGAGGTCGGCAATTATCTTCGTGCCATCTTGTTGCATAGTTTTTCCTGCTCATAAAGTGTCCATTTTGAATATTCTTCACCTCATACTCTCTATCACAAGTAAAGCATTTTACTATCCCTCTTTTGTTGGCATATTTGTTTCTTATGTACTGAGAGAAAATCACATCTAGCTTTTTTACTAGTTTGGATCTTACTGGCTTTTTAGCAGGTTTCTTTTGTTTCATTCAATCTCAGGAATATCTACGCTTAATGCTCTGAGTAAAAATCCATCCACAGGAGATATATCTGCTATCATCCTGTAAATTCTTTTACTAGCTTTTTTTGTTTCTCTCATTTCGCTAAGAGTTGAGTCAATACCCCTCTCTGTGTACATCATACTATCTAACTCTAGCAAAGAATCTATTTTCCTTCTTGTGCTATAAGTTTTGTAGCTCATTATCTTAGCAGCTCTATCTAATACTTCAGAAGTTTTCATATCTTTTTCTTGCAAGTTACAATTTTTTTTTATTTTTTTTACATCTAGCTAAGAAGTAGCTACTAAGAGTAACTCTAAGAGTAGCTATTCTAAGAGTAACTCTATAGTATAACTAAATAACTAATAACTAGCTATCCTTAGAGTAGCTATATAACTGCTACTAGCTATTCTAAGAGTAGCAGGGAATTTTAAGGTTTGTGATAAGAGAGTTAAATAGAGCCTCTCTAAGAGCTTATCTCTTGCTCAGTAATACTCAGACACCTTAAACAACTAAAAGTCGCTCTAAAGTACCTTAAAATGCTTCTACGAGCTTATTTGTGATGCTTGTCTCCTAGTATCTTTTCAGCTCCTCTTGATCCGAAGTAGCCTATGAAAACAATTTGAAGCAGCTCTTTTACTACTTCTAGCTCCTCTAGTTGCATAGACCATCCTACTACAAAAGCCACAGTAAGAAAAGCTAAAGTAAGAGGTCGCACATTTTGAGCAAGCCAACTGCTACTGCGACTATCAGCCACCCATCTGCGAGTGATTCCATCTATCTCTGTTCTTTCTAATTCTAGTTTTTTTAAAGCTACATCCTTATCCTCTTGAGGCATATCTGAGCCGCCTATGATAGCTTCTATAACCGATCCTACTGGAGTGTCCTCAGCTATTTTGCCTACCACTTGAGGTATCTTCTGAAGCAAGAATTT